TAATCCAATTGTGTTACCAAATGGTAGTACAACGTCATATGTTGATTACAAAATTAGATATGGTGCGATTTATGCATATCAGGTTCGGGCAATATATGAAATACGATATAATGCAGTTGATTCTGAAACTCTAGAATTTAAAAATGTAACGTCTTTGGTTTCTTCAAGATCAGAAATGTCATACGTTGAAACGATAGAAGAAATTGCACCACCGCCACCTGTAGAATTAAGATTTATTTGGGATTATGATAGGTTCAATCCTAACACAGCAATATTTGACCACTCAACTGGAAAACCTTTCCCAGGAACAGGAACTAGAGGTTCATTATTCATGTGTTGGTCATTTCCCAACAATCCCCAGATGGATATAAAGAAGTTTCAGGTTTTTAGAAGAAAAACCGTAGATGAACCTTTTGAGTTGTTAAAAATGATTGATTTTGATGATTCTTTTGCTGCAGACGTAAACAGTGAATTTTTTAGTAGAGAAAATTTAATAGATCAAAGATTGATTGAAAGATCAGTTATCTCTAGGGACAATTTACCAACGATTTCTGTTCCAATTCAAATTTATTACGATGATGATTTCACAAAATCATCAGAATATATTTATGCAGTTGCATCTGTAGATGCACATGGTCTTAGTTCTAATTATTCACAACAGTTTAAGATATCTTTTGATCAATTTAATAACAAGGTTGTGAAATCTTTAGTTTCAATTGAAGGTGCCCCAAAGCCTTATCCAAACATGTATTTACAACAAGATTTATTTGTTGATATAATCAAATCTGGAAATAAGAAAAATTTACGAGTTTATTTAACTCCTGATTGTTATCATGTTCAAAAAGGAGTCAACAATGGGAAAATTGATATTTTAAATTCAGGAAAAACTGGTGCTGAGTATGTGATTAACTTTATTAACACAGATAATGCCGTAGGAACTAGCGTTAATCTAAACATAGATGGAAGTACCGTGGCGTAATTTAATTCTTTAAAAAGAATAAAAAATTTACTTTGATGATAGTTACATGTAAGATTTTTGTGAGGCAATATGGGGTTTCTTGATCATAGTACAAATAACATTATTTTAGATGCCGTATTGACAGATACTGGTCGTCAGTTCTTATCAAGAAATGATGGATCTTTTAGCATTACCCAATTTGCTCTTGGCGATGATGAAGTAAATTACAACATTATTGCAAAGTATGGAAGAACAGTCGGTAAGGAAAAAGTTGAAAAGAACACACCGATATTTGAAGCACTTACAAATCAATCACAGGCACAAAAGTATAAGTTAATTAGCGTTTCAAATCCAAACCTAGTCAGATTGCCCAATTTTTCATTATCTGGAGATTCTGCATATAATAATGGATACGTAACGCTTTACACTGCAAACGGTGGAAATAACAACGGCAAACCATCTTCTTCAAAGATTACTCTTTCGCAGCAAATAATTGGTGAATCCTTAATTGATGTTGAATTAAGAGATTCATTGTTTATGGTTGATGTTCCAAATTTATTCTTAAGAATAAATGATGGAAATGTTAGTCCAAATAATGTTGATAACCAACAAAGGGCAAATTATATACTGACCGGTAAACCTGGAATGGGAAATACCGGAGGTACAGAGTTGTCTTTTTCATTGGGCGTCAAATCATTATCGCAAACATTATTTGATGTATATGGAACTGGATCTGCAAAAACAACTATTAAGACTTACGTTAGAGTTACTGGGATGCAATCCGGTGCAGTTAAAGATATTGCAGTAAACATCAATCAAAAATGAGTCTAAAGTAAAAAATGACGATCTATAAAAGCCTAGAACCCTCAGACGTAAAAACAGCAAAATCTTTTTTAAGTCAGCTAATTGATGTTATTCAAGAAGACATTAGTGGATCTACTTCTAGAAGAAAATATCAAGTCTTTGTAACGGGCGGAATTGGTCCGGGAGTAACATCATCCTTATTTCAAACGGTATACGATCAAGACTTTACATTACAAACTGCAAACCCAGTATTTGATTGTACAATGGGTTTATTTCCAAATTCAGACGTCGTTTCTTCATCTTTAACCGGTACTGATTCAGTTGGCAAAGAGTTATTTCCATCATCATCTCTTATGATGAGAGAAAAAATGGATAACTATAGACAGTTTTCTCAACTTTTGTTAGGTGATGCCGAATCACAATTTGTATCGCCATATGGATCTTCGGCAACAAATGATAAAATCGATTCTGCTTTTTTTATAGCATTCAAGAGATTGTTCGCCAGAGATCAAATAAAGAGAGAGTCTTTTGCAATGAGATTCTTTCAAACTGCATCGATGACGTCAAATAAAGAAAATCTTTATAAAACCTCAGAATTAGGCGTGTCAGTTTATACTGACATAGGTTCAGCAAATAATCAGTTTACCTCATTTGGTGGTCAGTTTGGAAACATAGTAGATGCAGCCGATACAAATAAATCTGTTGGTCTGATGTTTTATGATAGAGGAATTGCTATTTTAGATTTAAAGAAGATTGTTTCCGGAACACAATTTATGACGGGAACAATCGATGCAATGACCCCAACTGGACTAACTACCCTAGGCGGTCCTGGTACGGAAACACGAGGAAAATCAAATTTTATACCTGATTTTATTGTTTCTGCATCAATTGATAATGTTATTGATCACCTGTGTGGAGCAAGATTTAGTTCTGGCTCGCAAACTGCAATTACATTTCAAAATACCACTAACATTAACAGCACATTAATATTCTGTAGAGCAGGGGCTGATGAATTTAACTATTCCTCTAATCCAACGTTTACAGACGATAGCAATAAAATCGTTGTTATAGATCAAGGATCAGAAGATACACAACAGACATTTACGTTTGTTACTTCAGTCGGTTTATATGATACAAATGACAACCTTCTTGCTGTTGCAAAGATGAGTCGGCCTGTAGAAAAAAATCCTGAGAAGGTCTTGACATTCAGGGTTCGATTAGACTTTGCGAAAAAGAAGTCAAGAAGTTACACAAAGTAATATCACGTTATAGTTATAGTTTGATGAAACAATCAAGCTATAATTGTAAGAATTGCAAAATTGATTTTCTTTCAGTAAAGAAAAAAACGTTTTGTTGTAAGGAATGTTATTTCTTGTCTAGAAAGAAGTTAATAACAAATATCTGCGTTGTTTGTAACAAACAATTTGTTGTTCCTTACAGATTTAGAGAAAAAAAGACATGCAACCAAGATTGCATGAAAATTTCAATTTCAAAATCTTTAACGAGCAGCATTACAAAGCAATGCCTAAATTGCAGTAAAGCTTTTGAAGCAACTAAGTCTTATGAAAAAAAAGCGAAGTACTGCTCTTCTGATTGCTTTTATCATCATAAATACGAAAGAGATTCTAAGATAATATCAAAAATCTGCGAAGGTTGTGGAAAAGAATTTCAAAAAGATTTTATAAAAAGGCACGTTAGATTCTGCTCAAAAAACTGTGCTTTTTCAGGGTCTAGAAACCCTATGTATGGTAAAGAAAATGGGATGTGTGGTAAGAAAGCTTGGAATAATGGTCTTACAGCTAAGACAGACGAGAGGCTTTTAAACGCAGGAAGAAAAATTTCAAAAATTCAAAAAAGACAATTTGAGTCAGGAATACGTTCCAATTATGGAGAAAAAAATCCGATGTTCGGAAAAACAAAAGATTTAATGACGCAAGAACAAAGAGAAAAATATTCAAAAGCAGCAATTGAAAGAGTTATAAGCGGCGTTTCTGGATACAAAACAGGACATTTAAGCGGAACGTATGATTGTAAAAAATCATCTTCTGTTAAATTTAAGTCTTCTTGGGAACTTGCTGCAATGATGTGGTGGGATGATTACGAAGAAGTAGTATCATATCAATATGAGCCAGAGATCGTTAGATTAAAAGATGGTAGAAGAGCAATACCAGATTTCAAAGTAGAGTATGTTAATGGCACTGTTAAAATATTTGAAATTAAGCCAACACAAATTCAACAATTAGAATCAGTGAAAGAAAAGTTGAATCTAGTAAAAGAATCCTTAAATTCTTTTGGAATAAGTTATGAACTTTTGGGTGATAAAGAAATTAAATTAATGATAAAAGATCTAGGAGAAAATTTTAAAAATGAAATCGAGCGCTATAAAAGTGGGGAATAGAGTTTATTCGATAGCGTCAGTAGATGATGCTACTTTTGATTTAGTTCTTTCGCAAAAAGGTGTACAAGACCCAGAAATAAAAAGTTTTATTGATTATGATGATCAACTAATTTTAGTTAGAGATAGACTACAAAACGATCACAAAAAAGAGCTATTACTACATGAGCTTATTCATTCATGTATGGAAGATTCAGGAATGGTTCAAGATGAATTTGTTGAAAACTTTATTAAGGTTTTATCTCCAAGATTAATTGGAATTGTTGAAGAATTACCTTTAGTGTTTTCAGAAGCAGTTTAGATGTCATTGTCTTTTTAATGATGTATAATTACTTGGGAACTAGATGTCTATCTTTAAGGTTACACCGACTGATTTTCAAAGCATAACCATAGCCACAAATCCATCAAGATATTATTCGTCAAGCTCTAGCGGAATCACAGGTTCCATTAATATCTTTGCGCGCAGATCGTCGTTTGAAAAAGATATAGGGTTATCTAATGCATATATTCACTTTAATGAAACAACTGTTTATGGTACTTTGACTAATATAATAAATACTTCAAAATATTCTCAAGCCGACGCAAATAAATATAATAACGCCAACCCAGGTTCTTCAGTCAGTGCAGGCGATTTAAAACGAAATATATTTTCTAATTTTTTACGTTATGACTTAATAAATGGAAACGGAGTTGAAAAAGGTTTCTTAAAGGAAGTTAATGATCAAGCAGCTTCTTTAAAGAAACAAAAGACTCTTGACATCGTAAGATTTAATCCGCCTTACTATTTTACGACTGGAACTCTAAAGAAGCTTGCGATCAAAGATAACTTATCTCATTATTATAGAACTGCTTACCCATCAGCACATTGGGCATATTCAAACTATCATTCGTTAAATTTCTTTTCTTCATCCACCGTTCCCACTTCTTCTGTTTTGTTATATCCAAATGATGATGACGGAACAAAACATTTAGGTTATGCAACCGGTCGTTATGCATTAAGCGGCGCATTTAGCTTTGA